CCCGAAGTCCGCAAGCTGTTCCTTCGCCTTTGCCAAGGGCGTATCGTTGGGGCGCAGTGTCACCCACGGACGGAGGTCTGTTTTGTCGGCAAGGTATTTGGCGTAGGTGCCGGTCGGGAGGCTGACGACTTTCTTTCCGTTGGCTGCCGCGTCGTTCAGTGCGGAGAAGACTTCCGGCATGGCGTCCGGCGACAGGCCGTGTTTCGCGATGAACTGCTGGAGCCCTTCTACATCGACGTGAATCTCGGGCTGGCCTCCCTTGGTGGCTGCGTTGTTTACGTAGTCCGGGTAGTCTGGATGGTCGCGCCATTTGGGCGCAGCGAGTTTGTCGCTCAGGTCGTTGATGAGGGGCGCGTCGACAACGACGGCCTTTACCGCCTTGCCTGTGTCCGCTTCCGGCGCTCTCACGGGGGCCGAGGGTTCGCCTTCTGCCGCAGGCGCCGTGCCGCCTGCCGCAGATTCCGTGCCGCGTGGCACATCATCACGGGGCGCGGCCGGGGCTTTCGATCTTCGGCCGAGGCCAAACAGGGCGGGGAGCATATCCACTACCGCATTGGTCGTGGCACCCAGCGCGGCTGCCGTCTCGGTCGATGCCCCCGTTCTTTCTGCAATGTCCGCCACGCGGTGTCCCGCCGCCGAGCCTGGCCAGCTCAGGGTGTCGGATACCCCCTGCGCAGCTATCTTTCCGCTTCGGGTGCGCGGGGCGTATGCGATGAGATCTTCCATGCCAGCCATCAGTTTGGCGGGATCAATGTCGGCATTCCGGGCCTCTTCGGAGCCTTCCGGGTAGCTGGAGAATGCTTTTGCAAGTAACCCCATGCCGCCGATGCCAATGGCGAAGGGGGAAGCCAGCAGTCCCGTGGCCAGGTTCAACCCGGCTTCGGCGACACCAACGGTAGGATGATCGTCAAGGAACACGGAGCGCCGCTCCGGTGCCGAGTGCGCATACTTGATGTCGTTGAGCGTTTGCTCGATGGCTGCGGTATTCTTCACATCGTTGCCAACGACGTCGGCCATGTAGGGCTTTTCCGCAACCATCGTGCGCAGCACGGGTGCGCACGCGAGGGCGTCTCTCGCGTTCTCTGCCGCTAGCCGCTGTTTGTATTCCTTGGGTAATGCGGCCACCATTTCCGGCATGACGTTGTAGCGCCTGGCCACGGCCGCGTTGAAACCGGGATCGTTGGAGTTCTGTGCAGCCATGCCGAACAGCAAGGCGGCTTTTCCGCACTCGGCGTCGGTCTGGTCCTTTAGCTGCCGCACGGCGGGTGCGTACTGCGAGCCACTGCCCTGAGGTGCCGGAGGCGGCGCGATGCTCGCGGCTGAGCTGTCTTTGCCCTCGTTCGATGGCGCGCCGGTGCTGCGCGGCGGCTGGGTATCCGTCACACCGCCGGATCGCCATAGGCCGTCTACGGCCTGCCCGGATGGGGGAAGCAGGTTGGCATTGAGGAACGCGCGCGACGTGTCGGCGGCTTTGTTGTCGCTTGTGTCGGCTTCGGGCGGCGCGGCCATGGAGACATTGCTCGCGGTCGCGTTGGCGGCGTCCTGCCCTCCGGCGATGTTGTCGTCCGCCATCTAGCCTTCCCCTTGCGCGATCTGGTAAGCGCGGCGAACGTTGTCCTCGTCAGCGGGCAGGCCAACACGGCGGAGTTCATCCGCGATTTGACTGCGGTGATCTTCCGGGATGTCGGGCAGATCGTGCTTTCCCTTTTCTTCTGCGGCGCGACCGGGAAGCGCGAAGATGCTCGTGTTGTTATGCAGGTGATCCGACAAATATCCCATCGCAATCCCGCGCACTTCGTCGCGGCTGAGCGGCGCGCTATTCTTCGCCTGCTGGGCGGCAATGATCTTGTCGCGCAGGCCGGCTTCGAAGGCGGCGTGCGTCGCGGCTTCCTTGCTGCCCGGTTCGCGGTCGAGGTCGAGCCCGGCGGCCTGCATTTGGGAGTTGACCATTTGCACGGCATCGTTCACCACCCTGCTCGCCTGCATCTGCTGCGGGTCTTGCTTGTTGATCGCGTCCTGCACGCCTTGCAGGTAGCTCATGTGTGCGCGGGAGAGGTTGCCGCTTTCGGCGAGCAGGTTGGTCTGGGCGAATTTGACGGGGTCGTCGGCCGAGAGGCGGTGCAGGTCGTTGTAGCGTTTGGGGTCGTCGCTCGCGGGATGGCCGTCGAGGATGGCGTGGGCCTGGGTGTCGAGGCCTCTCGATTTGAGGTAGGCCCAGTCGGCGGCACTGAGGTCGGTGATGGCGGGGTGGGGGTTGGTGTGCTTGAGGTCCCACACGCGGGCGAGGATTTGTTTGTCGTGGTCGGTTTGCTGGGTTTGCAGTTGGGCGGCCTGGGCTTGCAGGGTTTGTTGGGCGATGGCGTGGGCGGTGTCGCTCAAAGTGCCGTCGTCTTTGAGGCGGTCGAGGATTTTGTGCTGCTCGGCGGCATCGGGGCTTTGGGCCTGGGCGTGCAGGGCGGCGGTCTGGCCCTGGTGTTTGGCCTCGGCGTCTTCGACGTATCCGGCGAGTTTGTCGCGCATGGCTTCGGGGAGGTGGTCGCGTACCTGCTCGAAGTAGTTGCGGGCGGCCGGGGCCTGGTCTCGGTTCAGCAGGCCGGTGACGATGTTGGTGTAGGTGGCGGCGAGGCCGCTTTGGCCGTCGGGGCCGAACTGGAGGTAGTGGTCGCGGAGGGCGGGGTCGGTGAGGCCTTGCTGGGCGGCCTGTTTTTCCAGTTCGAGCTTTTGGGTGATGAGGGCCTGGCGGTAGGGGGTGTTGTCGGCGCCGGGTTTGGGGTTGTAGGCGTTGGCGGCAAGGTCGGCGGCTGCGGCGGCGCGGGCCTTGGAGGCATCGGTTTCGTAGGCGGCCATCTGGCGGGCGGCGTGTTGCTGCACTTGTTGGATGGCTGCGCCCACCGTGGGCTGGGCGGCCTTGTCGAACATGGCGCGCTGCTGGTCGTTGTCCAGGCCATCCGACATTTTCTGGGGGAGCTTGCCCAGGGCGTCCACGGCGGCGTTGAAGGCGCTGACGGCGCTCTTGCCCTGCAGGTTGAGGTAGCCGGTGGCGGGGTCGTGCAGCAGGGTGTTGAGGTTGTCGAGCAGGCCGGCGTGCGCATCGGTGACGGAGGCTTCGTTGTAGCGCGCGGCCATCAGGGCGTGGTCGGCAATGGCGGGCGCGCCCTGCGGTGCCGCGCCGGGAACACCGGGCTGGCTGGCGGGGGGCAAATGCGGTCCGGCGGAGTCGTCGCGTGCGGGTATCTTGGGCATGGTTGGGCTCGTGTCTTGTTTGCGGGGTTTTCTACAAGCTGTTGAGGATGGCGCCGAAGGCCTCCATATCGGGGTTGATGGCGCCTTGCTGGGCGAGCTTGGCCTGCTGGTCGGCCTGGTACATGGCCTGCTGGGTGTGGTATTGCCACACCTGGCGGTTGGTGTCGTCCTGTATCATGGCGACGTTGCGCTCGCCCATGTATTCGGTGGAGGCCAGCACGTCCGTGGCCGATCCTTGCCCCAGGTCTATGCCGCCCGCGGCCATGTGCGCGCGCTGGGCGCCGAACTGGGCGGCAGTTTGCAGTTGCGAATCCTGTTCCTTAACCGCGCCCACCTGCTGCGCGATCTGCGCCTGGTAACCGGCCATCGCAGCCTGGTAGCCGGCCTGCTGCGCCTCGAAGCCCAATATGTTCTTCTGGCCCTGCGCATTTTTGCGGGCGGTATAGGCGCTGAATCCGGCCTTGATGCCTCCAATAGCCGCCATCGCTCCCGGATTGCTTGTCGGAATTAGTCCCATGGTTACACTCCTCCTCCAACCGCGATCTCCAGGGTCATCGAGGCGATGTCCAGGGGAAGCGGGTCGCTCTGTTGTATGCAAATCTGTCCGCTCGTGCCCCAGTCGTTGCTGAGCAGGATCTCGACCTCGTCGCTCACCATGTTGGGCGGCGAGCCGGGGTTTTCCACGGTGCGCTGGCGGTACGGGGTGAGGTCGGCGAAATCCGGCCCGGCCAGGATGCCGCTCGAGCGGTAGGTGCGCAGGAATACCTTGTTGACGTTCTTGGCGAGGCCCTGCGCGAGGGCCGGTTCCATGGACTGCGCGGCGGGCGGCGTCTGCAATTGCGCGGTGATCGGCAGGCCGACGTGCACCTGGGTTGCGCCCACGGGCAGAGTAATGGAGCCGGCCGGGACGTTGCCCACGGCGGCGGTCGATACCGTTTGCGGCGGCAGCACGGCGCCATCGGCGAGGACATTGACCGTCATACCTTCCAGCCAGGTGAGGTTGCTGACGATGTGCGGCAAATGCGTGAGGGTTCCGTTTGCGGCGCCCGCGTCACCGGTGCAGATTTGCGTGCCAGCCGCCGTTCCGCTGGTGGCAATGGCTGCTCCGCCCGGGCTGGCCGCGATCTGAAAGGTGTTTGCCGCCGGGTTGACCACGTAATAGGTCGTTCCGGCGGTGAGCCCGGCCGGCAACGCGGGATGGCTCACGGTGCCGCTGACGGCGCCTGCGTTCGCGACGGTGATGGTGAAGGTGTTGGCGTCCACGACCGTCACCGGATAGCTCGTTCCGCCCGGCGGCGCGCCGAAACCGGTGTCCGAGAAGTAGAACGAGTAGGTCTGTCCGTTGACCAGCCCGTGGGCGGTGATGGAACAGGTCATGGTCGTGCCGGAACGCGCGAAGGTGCCGATATTCGGCGAAAAGACCACCGGCGCGCCGGAGGCAAGCCCGTGCGCGTTCCAGGAAATGACCGCGGGGGAGCCGATGCTGATGGCGACCGGCGCGGATGGCTCCGGCACCGTGATGGTGAAGGTGTTCGCGTTCACGTAAGTCACCACATAGCCCTGCCCGGTGGGCAATGCGCCGAAGCCGCCGTCCGAAAAGTAGAACCAGCCGGTGTCCCCGCTGCTGAAGCCGTGGCCCGTCATGGTGCATGTCATGTTCGCGCCGGAGCGCGTGAACGTGCCGCTGCTGACGCAGGTAACGCTGCCGGCGACGGCGCCTGCATTCGCGACGGCGATGGTGAAGGTTTTGGCGTCCACCACCGTCACCGCGTAATCCTTCCCCACCGGCCCCGCACCAAAGCTGGTGTCAGAAAAATAGAACCAGCGGGTCTCCCCGGTGGCGAAGCCGTGCCCAGCGATCGTGCAGGTCATCGTGGTGCCGGCGCGCGCAAACGCGCCGGCTTTTGCCGTGGCCACGTTGAACGTCGCGCCGCAGTCCACGTAATGGCAATCCGCGACGCTACTGTAGAGCCGGGTGTGCAGGCGCTCGACGAAGCGCTTGGTCACGCCGCCGCTCATCGTGCGGCGGACGATGCAGTACAGCATGTCCTCGTTGTTCTCGGTGATGGTGCAGATGGACTCGAACGCGTCCGCCGCGCCGGTGGCGTGCTGGTGCCAGGCGGCGATTTCCTGCTCGGGCAGGTAGGTCATGCCCAGCAGGCTGCCGGTGGACGAGACGCACCACAGGATGGGGATTGGGCCGCGCGCGTAGGCCATGTCCACGATGGTGTTGTAGTCGAACAGGTGCGGCGCGAAAATGCTGCTGTCGGTGGACTGGTAGCCGTTGATCTGCCAGTTGTAGTTCATCTGGCGGATGTGTCCGCCCCGCGCCGCCGCATACAGCACCGCATTGCCGACCACCACGGGCTGCACGTTGTTGGCGCCGATGTAGGACTGCGGCTGCACGCTGATGGTGCCGGGCGTGAGCACGCCCGTGGTGGAGCTGCAGCGCCATTCGCACGAGGCGGAAAGGAACAGCAGGTCCTGCATGGGCACGATGTGCCGGATGGCCGAGGCCTCGCGCCCCGCCACCCGGAAAGCGATGCGGTTGTCGTCGCGCGTGGGGATGGTATAGGACATGTCGCTCTCGGTGCCGGAGCGGGTGGCCCACACGTTTTGCGGCTGGTTGAGGGTGCCCGCAAAAATCCGCCGCTGCTGGTAATAGGCGACCGCGGCCGGATAGTCGCCTGCGCTGTCCAGCTGGTTCGCATCGCGCATCGGCGGCGTGCGGCTGATGTCGGGCGTGATGTTGTTGTCCACGAAAGACATCGCCGGGGCGCCGGCCTGGGAAGGCGGCGCCACCAGCCCGATGAAGCCGTAGATGCCGTAGCTCAGCTTGTAGACGTTGTAGCGCGAGGCGTTCTCCACACCCGGCCAGTTGATGGTGTTGTGGTTGGTTCCGGTGGTCAGGTCATTGGTGCAGGTAGCCGCCGTGGAGGGATAGGATTCGTTGCCGCCCGCGTCCAGGGCCGTGACCACGTATGAATAGCTGGTCGAGCCGCTGCCGGTGGCGATGACGTTGAGCGTGCCCAGCGTCGCGCCATAGGGGGTGGCCACCGGCTGCCCGGGAGCGATGCCGGGAACATAGGCCGCGGTGGGCGGGTTGCGGCCCGCCTTGGCCGCCGCCGAGACCGCGTAGGTATCGGTGAAGGACGTTCCGCTCGCCGAGCCGAGGTACTGGTACACGCCGCCTATCAGCTTATACGCGTTGTAGCCCGCGCTGCTGATCACCGGGTTCAGGTTCGTGGATGAGGCGATGGCAACCGGGCTCCAGCTCAGCGAGATGTACGCGCCATACTGGGTGAGGTCGCAGTAAACCGCCGCCGACGCAAGAGAAGGCAAGGTTTCGTATCCATACGAAACATGCGCCCTGCCCTGCCGCCGCGTGGTGCGCACCTGTGCCGTCACCACGTACTGGTGGCTGGTCGGCGACCCGGCGGAATTGGTGCCCACGGGCGCATCGACGCCCGCGGCAAAATTGACCTTGACCAGTTCCCAGGTCGTCGCGCCGTAGCGGCGCAGCTCCATGATGGGATAGTTGGGATGCACCAGCGTCAGCACGTCCGCGGATTGCGTGTAATGAATATCCATCAGGTCGGCCGCGGCATAGACGTTGGGAATTTCGTAGTCGCCGCCGGCGGGCATCGCATACCAGATTGCCTGCCAGCTGCCGCCGGCCGGAATGCCGTATGCGGGAACGACGTTGGTGCTGCCGGCCGTGCAGACAAAGGTAAAGCCGTTGTAGCTCACCAGATCGCCGGGCGCATAGGCAGTGACGGCCGACCATGCGGGCTGCACCGGATTCTGGCCGGCGCTCGGGGCGAGGCAATAGTAGTTGGTGTTGGCGTACGACAGGGCGCTGCCGAGATCGTAGGCATAGCTCGCGGTGTGCGTGCCAACCTGCCTGCCGGCGCAGGTCTGCGTGCCGGATTGCGTGCCGGACGTTGCGATGGCCGCGCCGCCCGGCGCGGCGGCGATCTCGAAGGTGTTGATCGTGGGGTTGACCACGTAATAGGTCGTCCCGGCGCTAATGCCGGTGGGCAATGCGCCGGACGTGGAAAACGCCACCGCCGCCCCCGCCGCCAGGCCGTGGTTGTTCCAGGTGATGACGCCGGGCGTTGCGATGCTGATAGTGACGGTTGCCGACGCCGTGCACGTCTGCGCGCCGGATTGCGTGCCCGAGGTCGTGATGGCCGCGCCGCCCGGCGTGGCGGCGATTTCGAAAGTGTTGGGCGTCGGGGCGACCACGTAATAGGTGGTCCCCGCAGTGATGCCCGTGGGCAGCGCGCCGGTAGTGGAAAACACCACCCCCGTGCCCGCGGCCAGGCCGTGGCTGTTCCAGGTGACGACGCCGGGCGCGGCGATGCCGATGGAGACCGTTGCCGCATTGGCCGTGGAAATCGCCCCGCCCTTCGGCGCCGTGGCGAGCTGGAACGTATCCGTCGCGGGGTTCGCCACGTAATAGGTGACGCCCGCGGTGATGCCGGGGGGCAGCGCGCCGGTGGTGGAGAACGACACCGGGGTGTCCGCCGCCAGCCCGTGGCCTGGCCAGCCGACGACGCCCGGCGCGCCCAGGCTGATGGCGACGGTTGCCGGGGGCACATACGACGGCAGGCTGCCGCACTGCAGCGTGCCGCCCTGCGTGTGAAACCGGAAATACCCCGCCCCCAGCTGTATGGCGAAGGTCTGCGTGTTGTTGTAGCTGAACGGGATGAGCCGGGTGGCGCTGGCGGAGTCTTTCACCTCCTCCACGTACTCCGTGCCCGGACGGTTCACCACGGGCCCGTGCGGCAGGGTGATGAAGTTCATGCACAGCGCGAGCGCTTCCTGCACCTTGGACAGATCGAGCCGCCCGAACAGCTCCGGCGTGATCTCGCCCCCGGAGAAGGAGCGGTTGAGGATGCGCACGCTCATCGGTTCACCATCCACGCAGCGCCCGGCACGAGGCGGATGCGGCGCTGGTTGGCGTCGGACTCCACCGCCCATTCGCGCCACTTCATGAATTCCTGCATCTTGGCCATGCCCGCGGCGCGGCCTTCCGCGCCCTTGATCACCGGCCCGGCCAGGTGGCTGGCCAGCAGCGTGGACAGCCCTTCCACGAACAGCGGCGAAAACTCCTGCGTGCTCGCCACCGAGCGCGTGTAGCGCAGCACGGCATTGGCCTGGTTGGTGAGGATCACCTCGTCGCCGTCGATGGACTCGATGGCGAACGGCTGCGGCGTGTAGATGCCGACGCCGGTCTGCACCGAATAGGGCGTGGCTCCCGCCATCTGCAGCCCGACGCTGTAATCGTCGGTGGCGTTGGGATCGATCACCTCCAGGTAATTGATCGCATCCGACGGCGCGGCGTAGGCATATTGCCAGGTGGTGAAGGGATTGCTCACCTGCGCCAGCTGCACGCGCAGGGTGGCGAAACCCCAGGTGTGCATCTCCAGCAGCGCATCGCGCGCAATCGGGTAAAACCGCGCGCAATGCGCCGCCTGCGGACTCTGGTCGGGCGGATTGATGCTCTGCACCGAGGCGGAATCGCCCAGTTGGGCGAGAGCGAGATTGCAGATGTCTACGTCGGATGCCATTTTTTCTCCTAGCTCGTGGTCACGATTACACGCCGCAGAAAGCGTTAAAGTTCCTTCGATTTACCGCGCACATCGCCCCTTCCCCTGTGCGCCGCCCCGCAGGGGCGGCAAACCGGGGTCGCCTTCTTTTGGTTACTTCTCTTGGCGAAGCAAGAAAAGTGACCGGCCTGCCGGGCCGCCCCCGGCGCCCATCCGTGCAGCCGCCAAGACCACTCAGGAAAGCCACAGGGCGTTCCCCCTCCCCAGCCCTCCCCCGCGGGGAGAGGGAGCGGAGCCGTCGCTGCGCGGCTCATTCGATCGCTGGATTCCGGCCTTCGCCGGAATGACGGTTTGCCTGCCGGGCCGCCCCCGGCGGTTTTCGTCGCATACCAACGAGCCCCGTTGGGTATCGCTGCGCTCCACCCAACCTACATGGATTCCTGCACCGCCTTCCGCACCGGATCATCCGGGTCATTCAGGTTGATCCCCTTCGCCGCCTCCTGCTGGCGCACGGCCGAATCCCGGTCCGCGGCTTTTGCGCCGATGGCCGCCTTCTCCCCCGCCTTGTCCAGCGGTTCCAGGTTGGCGTGCGGGATGCCGTCGAACTCGATTTCCTCGCCCGCTTCGCACAGGGTGTTGTTGATGAAGCTCTTCTCTTTCACGCGATACTTGGCCATTCATGCCTCCTGAAAAAAGGCCGCCCCGCGCCTGCGAGGCGGCAGCCTGGTTACATCACGGAGAATCCGCTCGGGTACACTTTGAAGTCGGCGATTTCAGCGCCGACATCCGCATACGCCTGGCCGGTGGTGTTGGCGCCGACGTTCACTGCACGCATGCCCAGGTACTGCTGGCCCTTCGTAAGCAGGGCCGGATTGAGCTTGCAGACGAAACGTGCGCCGGGCGTGAGGCTGGCAACCGGGATCGCCCCCGTGGTGCCGATCACCACCGGGGTGGTGTTCAGGTTGGCGTTGCTGTCGGTGATGAACTGGAACTCGACAGAGGTGCCGCCGGTCACCGCGGTGGTGATTTCCACGCGGCCGTACAGGTCGCTGCCTTCGCCGATGTCGCGGGTGGTGCCCAGGTCAACGGTGTTGGCGGACAGGACGTTGGCGTTGGTGGCGAAGACGTTGGCGCCGGTCACCGTGTTGCCGGTGATCGAGCCATGCAGGGCCAAGAGTGCATCTACTATCATGGTTTGCTCCTTTCAGTTCAGTTCGATCAGGCAATTGCCGATTCGGTGTTGAGGATCTGATCCACGCGGCGGATCGGGCAGCCTTCGAATTCCAGCCAGCTTTGCGGGGTGCCGAACTGGTTGAGGCCCTTTTCCACGGTCACCGCGTAGTTGCTCTTGTTCAATGCCTGCAGGCGCAGGATCGAGTACACCGTGCGGTTCATGTAGAAGCAGAAGCGTCCGCTGCCGAAGTCCGGGATGCGGTCGAGGCTGCGCGACATCAGCGAGATCAGGTCCGCCGCCGAGGTGTTGTTCACCAGGTTGGTGGTGTTGATGTTGGCGATGCGCACCACGTAGCGCCAATCCTTCACCACCAGGCCGTTCTTCCACTGGTAGTGGGTGCGGTAGGCCTGGTAGGGGTTGTTGTTGGCGTCGTACACCGGCAACACGCCCAAGTCCTCGTGCACCAGGCCCGCCTTGGAGCCCTTGGGGAAGGTGCAGAACACGCTGTTCTCTCCCCAGCCCACCAGCCAGATGGAGGTGTTGTTGCTGGCGGTGCCGCCCGCATTGATGATGTTCTGCGCGTTGCCTGCAGCGGCAATCGCGCTGTAACGGGGAGCGAGGCCGAGGTACTGGCGCGGGTCGTTGGCGGGGTTGCCGTAGAACATGGCGGATGCCTGCGACTGGTTCATGGATTCGATGAAGGCCACGTCTTCCGACAGGCGGAACTGGGACACCGTGCCGTTGAGTTCGGCCAGGTCCTTGTCCACGTCGGAATAGCCTTCCAGCATGCCGACGGATTCATCCACGGTGGCGGTGGTGGACTTGGAACGCGGCACGCCCTGGTTCAGGCTGCGCCAGTAGACGGTGGGCAGGCCGGTGCGGATGACCACGCGGTGGCCGGTGGGCAGGTTGCCTTCCTGGAAGACCGCGTCCTCCAGGATCTGGTTGCGCTGCGACAGCAGCTCCGCCACCACCGGGACCTTGCCTTCCGGGTCCAGGCGCTTGGCCCAGTCTGCCAGTGTGAGTACGCCGTTTGCGAGTGTTGCCATGATTTATTCCTTTCAGTTTGATTTGCCGTAGAGGACGGTCGCGGCGTCCTTGCCGCCTGACGGGGGCTTGGTACCGCCGGGGACGAACGTGTCCTCGCTGATCGCTTGGCCCGCCCGGACAAAGAACCGGATCACCTCCGGGTGGTTGCCGAGACGGGATTCGTTCAACAGCTTGCGCAGGCCATCCGTGCCGAAGGCGTCGCGCGCCTTCTTCGCGATGGCGAGGTTTGCATTCAGCTTGTCGCCGCCGATTTCCTTGTCGGCGCGTACCTCCTTCACCCATTGCTCATTCAGCGCGTGAATGGCGGCTTGCTGCTGGCGGGCGATGGCGGGAGCGACCTCGCTGAGCATTTTCTGCGCGGCATCCTGGGAAAGATTGAGCTCGCGGGCCACTTCCGAGAACTTGGCCCTCACCGCATCGGAGAGCTTCACGCCCTCCACCGGCTTGAACTCATACTTCTCGGGCGCGCCTTGCGGCGGCTCCGCCTCTTTTGCCCTGCCCTGCTCCGCCGCTGCTTCGGGCGGTTCGCCCTGGGCGGCTGGTTCCGGCGCTGCGGGCGATTCGGATGCCTGCTGCTGATGGTCCGGGCTGGCTGCGTGTTCGTACAGCTTTGCCGCGGCCGATTGCGGTGCGGCTTCCGCGGGTGCTGCTGCCGCTTGCGATGCGCCGGAAATTTGGGATGTTCCGCCGCCTGGCAATTCTGTGGTGGGTGCTGCCGCTGCTGCTTCGGTCACTTGCCGTCTCCCTGGTCTGCGTTTTCCTTGATCATTAGCGCCCACTGCTCCGGGCACGCCTGCATCAGCCTGTTGGTCAGCGCCAGGCCTTCGTTGCGCCGCCCCTCGTTGAACGCCATCGTCATCGCGTTGGTGTTGAAGCTGAGCTGCCACACCCCCGCACGCTCCAGCATCCGGTGCACCACGCGCCTGCCGCGCTTCGCCCCCATCAGCCACTTCAGGTCCTCGTTCTCCTGCAGCTGCAGAATGCGCTGGCGCTCCTGCTCCTCGCGGCGGGCGGCTTCCTGTTCTTCGGGTTCGAGCGGGTTGTTCATGGAGGCGTAAGGTACAGACCGCAGGAAGGATTAAGGGCACAAACAGGAGAACGGCTGTGCCCATAAAGCACGGGACATGCGCGACCATCCCCGCCTCGCCTGAAGGCACCGCATTCCGCAGGCCGGGCGCACAAAAAAGGATCAAGTCATGGACACACCCTTTTCAAACATTGCCCGCAGACTCTACCCAGGAGGGCAGGGCTCCGAAGCCGACGCGCAAGCGCCCGCGCCTCAGAGCAATGGGTCGGCCTCCGCGAATGGAGCAGGTGCAGATACCGGAGACAGATTCGCTCGTCTGTTTGAGATACTGGAAAAGAACCCAGACAACGCCTACAACAAGGATTTTGACAAGCGACATCCAGAGTTGAATAGGCTGACCCCTGAGCTCCGCCCCTTCGCGAGGGAAGTAATGATGAGGCAGGAACTAAAAGGGTGGAAGCCAAAAGCCCTGAAGACGATACGTACCGAGGAAGAGGAGCGCGGACATATGGCTGACGGAACCTCAGCCGTTTCCGACCCCAAGGATTCCCGGCATATCGACCTTGGCAACGGGGCGGACGCGGCAGACGTTGCAGATGAACGATACGGATGGGGCGTGGAAAAGAATAAGCAAAAAACGCCAGAAGACCACTTCCGAGATCAACGCGCAAAGGACTACTTCAAGGATCAACAGCAATCGTTTGAAGAGACCAAGAAGAGATGGGGATCAGAGGCTGACCGTTTCAAGTGGGGCGGATATTGGAGCCAGCCGTGGGACCCGGCGCACATTGAAAATTCCCAGCGCGTTGTGCCGAAAGATGATGACGAAGATGAGGCGAACTGACACCACGCTTTCTTGACAATTATTCACCGGGCAGGATGCCTGAATGACTGCTATCCTGCTCGGCCGGCACGCCGTCAAATTGACACCCTAGGTGCAATCGCTGAAAATCCCCGGCGCACCAATGACCAACAGGAGGAAATGGAATGCAAGTTCGCAAAGTATCCGCTGCTATTGTCGGCGGCGCCATTCTGTGCGCCTTGCTCGTCCCGGCTTATGCCGCGGAACCACCGAAACCCGAGCCGGAGATCACCGAGAAGAACTGGGAACAGCATCCGACGATTGTCGAGATCAGGAAGCTGTACAACGACATTCAGTCGCAGCTGGAGCACAAGAAACTCAAGTATCAGAAGAAGAGTTTCGCTAAACTTCCGCGCGCCTGTCGCGGGATGTATCCGACGGAATACCTCGCCATCGCGACGGATCGCGCCAACCGCGTCAGGCTTGACGTGACGGCCCAGCGCATATCCGATGATGATCTTCTGACCACGCGGAACTACTATGACGAAGACGGGCGCCTGCGATTCGTCTACAGGACGGACGAATCCTCAGAAGGCTTTGCCACCATTCATTACCGGATGTACCTGACCGACCAGGGGAAAATATTCTGGGACGTAAAAACGGAAGGAAAGCATGTTGAGTTCGGTGAAATGACACGGAGCCGGGAGATGATGAATCTCACCACCGCCGGCCTGCTGGATGGCTTTATGCGCATCAAGGTCGAGTGCGACCCGGAGGATGCAGAACCACCCCGGGAGCCGGTGCGTCATTGACAATTCGGCAATAAAGGCGAAAGAAATGCAAAAAATATTCAACGCGATCTCCGCTTCTGCTGCATTGCTTTTGTCGTGCGTCTCGCTTCAGGCGGCGGCCCAGGTCGCACCGGTACCCGCACCTGCACCTGCACCTGCACCCGCACCCGCACCCGCACCTGCACCTGCACCTGCACCCGCACCTGCACCTGCACCTGCACCGGGCCCTGCTTTCGCTCCCCCTGCGAGCATTCCTTCGGATGATTCAACCGATTACGAGGGCGACAGAGTGGTTTTTCCGCTGGACATCACGAATGCACATTACGATGACGGCGCAAACAACGGCGAGGGTACCCCGGTTTGCATACCGGGCGGGACCATGCTCCGGGGCCTTCATGATGTCGACAAGACAACGCTTCGGTTTCAGGTGAATAACGACGATGCGTCGCAAAAACAGCCTGAGTGTCCAAAACCTCAAATGACCCCGGCCATCAGAGAACATGTGGCGATCGTCATTCCGAATAGAGCCGAAACCCTGCTGAAGAACCGTCCGGACCGTTATGGGCTGACCTACGGCGCGTTGATCGTCCCTTTCAAGGCGCAGCTCACGGGCAACAAGGATATAACGGGAGGCTCATCCGTCGGCGGCTACATAGGCCGCAAAATCGCCAAAAGCACACTCGGCGCCGAGCTTGACCTCATTGCATTTCTTGGGTTGACGTCGGTACCGGTTGCCCAGACCGCGGCCGGCCAAAATACATCGCAAAATCTCGAGGGAATGAGCGCGGGATTCGGGGTCATCGGGACGATCAAGGACTCTTTCCACCTTGGTGTTGTGCTGGGTTGGGACCACGTCGGATCCGCTGCCGGCTATCAATACAACAACAAGCCATGGATAGCCGCCCAATTCGGCGTCGAGTTTTCCCACTAG